ATATACATAACCCACTATACCCCAAATTCTTTTTTGTTAAAATCCATGTTACCCATTTACATTTCCTCCAAACTGTGGTATAATGTAACTATACAAAATCAAGGAGGAAGTTCAAATGGTATTTATCGTTTATGATGAACATGGCAACTTTTACAAAAAGGCATGTGATGAAATGGAAGCCGATTATCTTGCATACTGTGTAAATGGATTTTACGAGGTGCAAAGATGAACGTACAATACAGAGCATTCCATTTCTGCCCACGTCCAGATGGCAAGGGGCTGACAGTTACCAAGGCCACGATAAACATCACACTCAGGGATGCAATAAGGCAGCTAACCCCAAATGTCCACGAAAAATACTTTGGATTTTGTTTTTACCCGAACGATGTACAAGGCTACATTAAGCAAGGTCTCATCGGTAGGTGCAGCTTGGAACAATTCGTTTCGGCACCACTTAGTAGGGGTGCTATCCTAACAAAATCCGAAATAGGGAATTGGATGTTTCCTGGCTATTCTAATTCGAAGGATGTGCTACCTTGAAACGTTCAGGTAAGTTCTACTACAAGAACGAAGCTAAAGTCCTAAAGGAACTTGGATTCACACCAGCCCCGGGATCTGGCAATGGCTGGGTAGTAAAAGAAGATGGCTATAACGAACATGCTATGGTACAGTTGAAATCCACAGATGCTGCTTCCTACCGCCTAACTTTGTTTGATATGAAACAATTGGAATACCATGCAAAGGTTGAACATAAACTTCCAATCTTTCTGGTACAGTTCCTGAATGAAAACAAGGTTTATGCAATAGTAGATGTAGCTGAGTTAGATCAACTTCCTGCTGTGTTCGGGGTAGAACCAACCCAAGTAAATAATGATTTTGTTAAAATGGTAGAAATAGAACAAAGCAAGAAGCCAAAAGTGCAATCAAGTGCAAAAGGCAGGGATGCTTTTTATAAACAACAAGGAGGATTAAAAAAATGGCCAAAGAAATGATCAAGGCAACAGGCTACTTTGGTGGCCTAAACTCGAAAGGAACTTTCGATGTTCAGTTCAAGGTAAAATTTTATGGCGGGGAACTGTTTGATGCACTACGGTTTACTACAGCTATTGGAAACACCTTGGACATGGCGCTGTCTGTTGGTAGTGCAACCCCTAAACGTATTGGAAAATTTGTTATGCACGCCATGAAAATTGGACGGGATGGGGATTCTGTTATTACCTTCAAGTCCAATATCGACTCCGTAAATATGGAAGCTTTTACCGCTGAAGTATTTAATGATGAGGAGAATATCACGGTTTTTGCTAAGATTATTCCCCAGTAAAGATTTTTCAAAAAACTTTCAGGTTACCCATTTACAAACCCAAACATTTATGTTATAATCATAATGTCCCCAAACAAAATAAACTAAAACAACTTAGGAGGAACAAAATTATGGCAAGCAAAAAGTACACCATTCAGGAGATGGCTAAGGCCTATCTGGACAAGGACATGGCTGTGATCGCTGACATCGGCCGCAAGCACCCCCTGGCTGCCTACCAGCTGGCCAACATGAACATCGCTGGCCTGGAGGCAATCGCTGTGATCCCCACCAAGGTGATGGGCAAGAAGCTGGAGCTGGGCCTGAAGGCAATGCACAACATCGGCGATGTGGACCTGGACGACGATGGCGACGAGCCCGCAGAGGATGTCGATGTCGAGGAGGATGCCCCCAAGGCCAAGAAGGAGCGCAAGGCCAAGAAGGACAAGAAGTCAAAGGCTTCTAAGAAGTCCAAGGTCGAGGATGACGACGAGGACGAGGTTGTGGAGGCCACCGATGGTGACGATGAGGACGACGAAATCGAGGAGAAGCCTGCCAAGTCCAAGAAGGGGTCCAAGTCCAAGAAGGCTGAGAAGTCCAAGAAGGCTGCCAAGAAGGAAGCTGACGAGGACGACGATGACGACTTTGACTTTGACGACTGAGTAACTACAGGCCCAGCGGACCGGCCAGCTACCTGCTATCAGGATGCACAACCTATAGATAGGTAGCTGGCCGGGCTACTTCCTACCATTATGAAATACTATAAAATATTCAATCTGGATTGTTCAAGTCCAAAAGCAAAACGTGCCTTGGTAAAAAAGGTAGTAGAAGCAATACACTTCGAAGAACGTCCAAGCTTGGATGAACTAATTCAGGTTACAAACAAAATACAAAAGCGATACAACATCCCCATACAGCTTTTGTTAAAAGTGGAACCACATAAATGGTTCCTAAGCATAAAGTACGAAAGGGAAGGCTACATTACAATGTATTGCCAATCCAGGTACGAAGCCCTTTGCAAATACGTTCTATACGCTAAAGAAAGGTACAAAGAAAGGGTAAACAAAAATGACCTATGAAATATATACCGACGGTGCATGTTCGGGAAATCCAGGAAAAGGTGGATATGCTTTTGTTATATACTGCTGGGGCAAGGAAAAAATCAGGATATATGGCCACAAGGAAAATACAACAAACAACTGCATGGAGCTAACTGCTATAGTAAAGGCTCTGAAACATGCACAGTCAAGCTACTTCGCTACACCAGGAACAAACAACTACACTGTGTATAGCGATAGTGCCTACTGTGTAAACTCTATAAACCAAGGGTGGGTAAAGTTCTGGAAGGCAAATAACTGGTTAACTAAATCAGGAACAAAGGTCAAGAATCAAGAGCTATGGGAGGAGCTATTAAAATTAACATCAAATAGAAGGTTCAATATAAAGTTTGTAAAGGTAAAAGGACATTCTGGAAACGAGAAAAACGAACTCGTTGACTACCTCGCAAAAAAAGGAGTGCTGCTTGAAGGCAAAAAAGACCTTTCCAAGAGCGCCGAGGGGGTGCGATAATGGAAATCGCTATGAAGGTAAAAACATTCGAATTCCATGCACGAACAGAAAAGGAAGCCTACATTAAGGGCTGTAAACAATTGGCCAAATACATGGCAAGCAAAAAGTATCAGAACCTGCAATTCAAAATAGTAAGATCCCAAGATGAACCCAACACATTCCAGTTCATTTTGTTTACTGCTTTGGATTTAGGTACTGACCAAAGGGAGTTCTGCAAAATATGCAAGGACTTCCACTGCAGCTTCTACATCAATGAACACTACAACTGTGACAGGTGCAATCTTAAGTCATTCCTGAACAGGGAAGAAGTAAAACTTAGGGTTAGCAAAGGTTACTATAAAAGAGAACTTAAGTAAGGAGAGATAGGCATGACCCGTATTCCGATTGACTATAATCGCTATACTCAGGAAGAGCTTTTGGATATGCCGTACAAAACTGCAATCAAAGGCCTAACGGAAAAATCACAAAAGTTCTGCGAATGTTATATCGAGGGGCACAATCGGAAGATGGCCATGATGAAAGCTGGTTTTACGGAATGTTCTGCTACCTATTCCTACCGGCTACTTAAAAACGAAAACGTGCAACGATACATCTGCTGGCTGAAGGCAAGGGTGCTAAATGAACACCTGCTAACGGCCTCGGATGTTATCGATGCATGGATTAGAATAGCCTTCGCAGATATGACAGACTTTGTTGATATCCTGCCGCACTCCATAAAGCTAAAGCCTGCTGACCAGGTTGATGGACAACTTGTAAAAGCAATAAAAACAGGCCGGGATGGTGTGTCAATTGAACTGCATGACAAGATGAAGGCCCTGGACAATCTGGCACGCTACATTGATGATATGCCAAAGGATTGGAAGCAAAAACTTGAGGAACGTAGGGCACAGCTGCTTGAGGAGGAATTCGAACTCAAGAAAAAGATGTGTGAGCTGGATGCTCCTGAAAAAGAGGATGATGGCTTCATGGAGGCACTAAAGGCTTCTGCTACAGCTGTATGGGACAATGAGGAATAAGTTAAAATTTTTCCAAATTACCCATTTACATTTGTTAAAACTTATGGTATAATATACATAATCAAATAACACCTTTCAGTCACTACTTTCAGGAGGTAACAACATGAACCAGTACATCGGCAACATCGGTGATAAAATCCCTTTTGAGGCTACTGTGAAATCCATCAAGGAGTTCGCTTCCAGCTATGGTTATAACCGTTCCTTCAACATCTACACTTTCGAAGATGCAGAAGGCAACACAATTGTATGGAAGTCCTCCTCGATCATGGAGGTAGATGAAGGAGCCGATTATATCCCCTATTTCATCAAGCGTGGGGACAAGCTTTCCATCACTGCTACCGTCAAGGACCACAAGGAGTACAAAGGAACCAATCAGACTGTTATACTCCGCCCCAAGTACAAGGTTATTTCCAAGAGCTTGACCAGAGAAGAATGCCTGGACATGAAGGCCAAGGAACTCCTTGCTACACTCCAGGAAGGGGACTACACTTGGGAGATTCCTTTCAAACAGTACAAGCAACACTACTCCGACTGTGAAACGGTCCCCGGTTCTTTCAAGGAAGGTACCCAGTACCAGCCTAAGGCTTTGATTACAATCGTTGTTAGAAAAGGCAGGATGAAGAACTCTGGTGTAAGAGGTGAGACCTTTGGATACTACACCTTCAAGAATGAACATGGCAAAGAAATTACCTACAAGGCAGTATCCGAAGAGAATGCTACAAAGAGGGTAAACAAAGAAAATCCCGGGCACACTTGGAAGTGCACGGTTATAAACTGGAAAGAATACAACAGACCCAGATATTTAGTTTAATAGGAGGAAACTTACAATGGCAAACTTCAGTATCAATGGCAAGGTTCTGGAAAAGCTTACAATCAAGTGTAGCGACTGTGGCACAGAATTCGATATGTACCCGGCAGAACAGAAGTTCTATCTTGGCAAGGGATTTGAAATGCCCAAAACCTGCCCCGAGTGCAGGGCCAAGAAACGGGAGCTAACTACTATCACTTGTGTTGATTGTGGCAAGGAGTTCACTATGACCGGCAGGGAGATCGAGTATTTCACCAACAGGGATATGCAAATTCCCAAACGATGCCCTGACTGCCGAGAATATAAAAAGCAAAGAAACGTGAATAAGGGTTGACCCCCCACAACCCTTCGGCTGGAACTATACTCCCATAGTTACCAGCTACCTTAATAGGCTTGGCTGCCGGCCTTTGTACCGGCGGCCTCGTCCTATTTTATTAGCATACAGGAGTACAAAACCAAATGGAACGTATGTGCTGTATATGCAACAAACCAGTTTATACCTGGATAGAATATAGTACAACAAAATCAGGTACAATATTATACTTCCATCACAGCTGCTATAGGAATGTGGTTCGAAGTACAGTAGGGAAGCAAAAACCACAAAACTACTCATTCTTGTTATAAAGGTAATATATATGAAATGGTCTACATTTAGTAAAAAGCAATTACAATTACTTACATGGTGGACTGACAATTCTCCGTATTTTGCTGCAGATGGCATCATTTGTGACGGGGCTGTGAGATCGGGGAAAACCATAGTGATGGGGCTCAGTTTCACCGTGTGGGCTATGTCAAACTATGAGAATTACAACTTTGCCATTTGTGGTAAAACGGTCGGGTCACTTCGCCGTAATGTAATAACCCCACTAAAGGTTATACTGACCAACAGGGGCTACAAGGTAATTGACCGGAAGACAGACAATATGCTAATAGTGTCCAGGGGTAGGAAGCGCAATGTTTTCTACTTGTTCGGTGGCCGTGATGAACGTAGCCAAGACCTGATCCAGGGCATTACATTGGCTGGCATCTTATTTGATGAGGTAGCCCTTATGCCCCGGAGCTTTGTAGAACAGGGCATGGCCCGTTGTTCTGTGGATGGCTCTAAATACTGGTTCAATTGTAACCCTGATGGCCCCACCCATTGGTTCTATGTTGAACACGTACTTAAGTGCAAGGACAAGAACTACTTACACTTACATTTTAGCTTGGAGGACAACCCCTCTCTTACAGATCGCATAATCAACAGATACAAATCAATGTTCAAGGGCATATTCTACCGCCGGTTTATCCTCGGGGAATGGGCATTCGCAGATGGTATAGTTTACGACTGCTTCGATCCGGACAAACACACTTATTCTGTTGAAACCAGAAACGAAGTATTACCTTGGCAAATAAGGGAACATGACCCAGTTTTTGGTAGACCTTATATCGGATGTGACTATGGTACATATAACCCCATGTGCTTCCTTGCTGGTTACAAATACAAGGTGCCCGGGGATAATGTTCCATACTTCTATATAGATAAAGAATATTATTATGATGGCCGAGGCTCCATGCGACAGAAATCAGACTCTGAATACGTAGACGATATGGAGCAATTCATTCATGAAGTAAAACCTAAGGCAATCATAGTAGACCCCAGTGCTGCTTCTTTTATTACGGCATTACGTAAAAGATCCATTCCTGTGTTAAAAGCCAAAAATGATGTGCCAGATGGGATAAGTATGGTATATACCTTGATGAGCATGGGGCACATACTGATAAACAAATCACAATGTCCTAAGCTATTACAGGAAATAGGCCTATACATTTGGGATGAAAAGAAACAGGTAAAAGGCAAAGAGGAAGTAGTAAAACAAAACGACCATGCATGTGATGCACTAAGGTACTTAATATATAGTACTACTAATAGATATGAAGTGTTCGACAACCTTGAACAAAGCATAAAGCGAAAGAGGTAAATAAAATGGGACATCCAACCAATGGCTTTTACAGGAAGTGCATAGAAAACCTAAATCATGTTGTAATAGGTAAACGCTATGACTTCCTAATGAAAAAAGTAAAATACAAATCAGGAACGGATTACTACCACCTATACAGGAGGACATTCGAGGGGGAACCCTGGGAGCTATATGGCAAATGCAAGGTATCTGAATTCGGCCAGAAATACGCCTGGAAGTACTACGAGGTTACGGAGGTAAGAATATATGGGAAAGAAGAAGAAGACTAAGCCTACCCAGCTTAAAACGTCAAATACGGGCATTCCTGGTGTGCTGGATTCTAAACCGGAAATTATTTCTGTTAAGAAAGCACTGGATGCCTACTCTAATACTGCTGCCAACCTCGGCTTTGGGGCCAACAATTTAGCTGAAGCTGGTTCCTATGTAATGAAGCGTTTTACATGGGACTACTGGACCCTTAACATTCTGTTCCGTGATAACTGGATTGCAAAGGCAATCATTGAAAAGCCTGCCAACGAAATGCTCAAGAACGGATTCGAGATTCAGACTGAGCTTGACCCGGACAAGGTAGACAAGATCATGCGATACTGGACAAGCACAAAAACAAGAGATAAATTCATTGAGTGCCTTAAATGGGCAAGACTTTACGGCGGCTGCATTTTGGTTCCCATGATCGAAGGACAGGATGACTTAGAGGTGCCCTTGGACTATGACACCATCATGCCTGATTCCTACAAAGGTTGTTTCAATGTTGACCGCTGGTGCGGAGTATCCCCGAGTCCTGAGTTGGTAGAGGACATTGATGATCCTGACTTTGGTACTCCGGAATTCTACAATGTGTCTGACAATGTTGACGGTAAGGTGCTTAGAATCCACCATTCTCGTGTTGTTAAAATGATCGGTCGAAAGCTTCCATACTGGGAGGAGTTGGCTGAGAATTATTGGGGAGCTTCGGAACTTGAACATGTATATACAGAGCTGAAGAAGCGGGATGACACTTCTGCCAACATTTCCTTCTTGATCTTCCTGGCTAACATTCGTGTGTTAAGTATGGAGGGCCTTGGCCAAATGATTACCATGGGCGACCAGGAAGGTCTCCAGAGGGTATGGCAAACTATGCAATCAATGAATCGCCTTATGTGCAATACTGGTACATTGGCATTGGACAAGGACGACTCCTTTACTACCCAGCAATATTCCTTTACCGGCATCAATGATGTGTACGAGTCATTTATGTTGGACATTTCTGGTGCTGCTGAGATTCCCATTGATAAACTGTTCGGCCGTTCCCCTTCTGGCTTCGATACTGGGGAGGAAACGCTTCAGAACTACTATGACACAATTCAGGAAAAGCAGGAAGCCTATGTTCGTGGTCCACTTGAAAAAATCATCAAGATTATTACAATGTCTGCTGTTGGTGAAATCCCTGATGACCTTGAGATTATGTTTAGTCCTATTCGTCGCCCCTCTGCTAAGGAAATGGCAGATATAGCACAAACTTATTCACAGCCTGTGCTTGATGCTTATGCTGCCGGTATATTTGGAAAGGGAACAGTGCTTCGCGAATTGAAACAGCAATCCAAGATCACAGGCATTTGGACTAACATTACGGACCAAATGATCGAGGATGCAGACAAGGAAGATGAAGAAAAGAAACAGCAAGAACAAGAACAGGTCAATAACCTTCAGGGAGGATTAAACAACATCCTCAACAATAACAAGGGGGAAGGTAACGATGAAGTTCCTGAGGAAAGCAATCAAAGAAACCAATGAGTTTGTTTGGTACATAACCTATACTGACTCTGTAAACGACAAGCTATTGACACTATATGCACCCAGCGCAAAGAAGGCACTTAATAAAGCAGAACGAAAACTACGCAATATGTACGGCGCTTGGTACAAAATCAAAAGCATTTCTACTGTTTGAAATTTTTCAAATTAGGGGTTTACAAACCAAAACAAGTATGATATAATGTAAATATCAAAATTCAATCGGAGGTATAAATCATGAAATGGAAAAACATAAGCTTCAATCGCAAGAGCATTGCTGAGGGATGCAAGGAGGAAATTGCCAAGGCCGGTATTAAGGTTGGGGATATTTTCCACAATGATGGATATTGGATTCTTCCGTGGATGCCAATGAGCATGGATGAATACAAGACGGGACTCAACATTGTATTCAAATATACTTTTTAATTGGAGGCAAAATTGAAATGGATGCTATTAAGTTTATTGAGGAACGCAACAGAATGTGCAAGGTGCACTGGGGCTGCAATGGATGTCCTGCTCTCCATGCAGACAGTTCATGCATGTTCGGTGCTACTTCTTGTGATTCCCCGGAAAAGCAAGTTGAGTTTTTGTAGGAATGGCTTGCTTCACATCCTCATAAAACAAGACAGAGTGTTTTTCTGGAGCAATACCCCGATGTTTCTCTCAAAAATGGAATAATTAACATTAATCCATGCCGAATGGTGCAAGATTATATCTATAAGGATGGGGATTGCAATATAACTGATTGCGCACAGTGTCGAAAAGAGTTCTGGATGCAGGAAGTGGTGGAGTGATGACTGACAAATACCATAACAAGTGGATAATGAAAGACATCGCTACAGAAGCACATATTGTAAGAGCACAGATTAGAACATTCAAGTTCTTGTCAAGCATGGCACACTCACTCGACAATGCCATTGAAATGTTGGAAGGGATTAAACAACATCCGATGCTTGATCTCAAATTGGAACTTCTGGAGAGAAAAATGTTATATCTCGGAATGGCGAATGGAATCGGAAGGTTATGGAGGGTAGATGAATATGAACTATAAAGGAAAACGCAGAAAACATATAGGGCCCGAGATTCTGGTTACAATCGGCCTAATACTTATACTGTTCTCTATAGTGTTTTTCAGTGTTACCTTGATCATGAATAAAATCATGGACTATAAGGTACAAAAAGCATTAGAAGAAAGGAACGAATCCAAGGTGGTATATAGCTTGCCTGGTGGCCCTGTTCCTACTTCACTCGAAACCGAATATACCCCTTTTGTTGAAATAGAACCCACACTTGACTATGACTGGGAATATATCTTATGCATGGTTGCTGCTGAAATTCAGACAGGGTCAAAGGAAAACCAAATGGCTTTGGCACAATGTGTGAGAAACACATCTGAACGAGACGGCAGATCAATTGGCCAGGTACTACAAGAGGACTACTCTGCAAGACCTTGCGATCCGTCAATTGTTTCTGATTCAATCAAGGACACGTGTTATCGTATATTTGTTTTACACGAAACTGTAATTCCTATCAACGTCGAGGTTATGTATAGCACTTCAGGAGGGTTCTACTCAAGTTGGCATGAATCCCAGCAATTCGAATTCCAGATAGAGGGAATAAAATATTTCAGTTACCCTATTTACAATTCAACCCAAGTATGATATAATATATATATCAAATCAAATCGGAGGTTACTACAATGGCTGAATTCATTTTCTGGACCGTTATGTTCCTGGGTGCTGCCAAATTTGCACATCTTGTGTTGAAATCCCTTGACTGGATCGAAGGAGGCAACAAGTGATGGAACTCAAACTCACACATGCACAAACAGTAAACCGGCATGGCTCACTAATCATGAAACAAAAGTTTGAGTGCAAGAATGGCTCAAACTATTACCTTTACTTTAAGTATTATATGGACGAGGTTTACATGCTCAAGGTAAAGGACATGAGACTCGTTCAGTGTACTAACTTGACTAAGGAGGGCAAACGAGCCTATGAACTTGGATCTGCCAATTCTTTTGTTGGGAACTAATCGCTGTGAAGTAATAGCAGTAAAAGCTCTGCTCGATAAAATGGGTTACTCAATTCCCATTTTTGATCAGTTCTTCGGTAGAGCTACTGAATATGCGTTACAGAAGTTTCAGAAAGACCAAGGAATGGAGCCCACTGGAATTTGTGATGAAGCAACATGGTTAGCTTTAATACGAGGCAAACACTATGAAGAAAAGAAGCATTGATAGAGCAATTGAACTAATCAATCAAAATGAAAAGTTCGACAACAAACGTTTGGCCATTGCTATCCGCCAAAAGATCACGGAAGAAAACGATGCTATCAATTCCTATGAATCGTTGATACCTCACATTACAAGTCCGAGAATCGCTTCTATCATTCAGGATATTGCAAATGAAGAAAAAGTACACGTTGGGGAACTCCAGGAAATTCTCTGGAATCTGGATCCTGATGAACTAACTAAGGAAATTGAAGGGAGAAAAGAAAATGGCTAAGCAATACAACCCTTGGACCGGGTTACTGGAGGACACTACTACGAAATCGAATGATGTAAGAACTTGTGATACCATCTCGGCAGAGTCACCGGAGAGCATGGTAAGAAAACTCAAATTAAGAGGATATGAAGTAGATCCTTCTAGCAAAAGCATGAAATCTAAGTATATCACATTGTATAAAAATGGTCGTGAGTATGATGCAGAAATTACTCACTATTCTAATGGAGACTTGGAAATCCAGGAGTATAACATCCATGTTGTTGATTCTAAACCCACAATCGACAAGGCAATCCGTGTATGTGACAGAGGGGACGAGGTTGACATTCTGTTTTATGTTGACATTGATGGTAACAAGGTTCATGAAACATTCAGCAGTAACGCTGCTATGCGCTCAAGACTGGACGAATTGAAAAGACACGGCATCAAGCGCTTCCAGGCTTGGAGTCACGCTGAGTGGAGCAAATCAGAGTCCGAGTTTAGAAGAATGTTTAATAAAATCAAAGGAAGCCTGTAACTGAAGCATTTTAGAAAGGCATAAAATGGAATTTGTAAATTACAATGATGCCCTCAAGTTCTGTCATCAAATCGGGAAAGACTATTCTGAAATCATAGATGTAGCTGGTACATATACAGTAAGGCTGCCATCGAAAACCCCTAAGCCCATTTTCGAATGGTCTTATTCTGTTAGGGCCCGATATGGAAACCGTACAGAATACATAGAGGGCCCTAAAAGGTTTTATACCTCGAGCAGATCAAGGACAGATGCAAAGAGGTATATAAAGGAAAAGGTAAAACAGATTGCTACAAACTATGAACCATACAATATAACTCTGTTAGGTGAAATCTAATGAAGTTTTCAATTTGGCGAAGGAACATAAGGGTTGAATCCCAGTTTCTAAAATCACTGTTCACTATTTGTTCTATATTTGACAAAATAGCTAAATCAGTAAAAGGGGATGTAGCTCGGTACAATAAATTGATGTCCGAGTTCCAGGACTCTCATGAATATTCTGATTTTGTTATGTCTACAGTAGAACGAATGGTTACTGGGTTAAACACAGGGAACTATACTACTTGGAGAAAAGCTGCAAGGGAAGCTACAAAGGGAAACATGCTATACAGGGCATTGTTCGAAGAAATGCAAACCGGAATTGGTTCTGCTATCAAGAACCAGATAATGGAAAATGCAAACCTTATTCGTACGCTTCCTACTGATACAGCACAAAAGGTAGTACAGAATATATCAGAAGAAGCGTACAAAGGAAAACGAGCTTCTGAGATAGCTAAAATTATTCAATCAGAAACATCAAAACACTCAAGGGCTTCTGCTCAGTTGATAGCTAGAACAGAGGTATCTAAAGCAACTACTGCATTAACTAAGGCAAGGTCAGAAGACCTCGGCCTTAAGTGGTATGTATGGAGGACTGCTTTGGATGGTGACAGAGTTCGTAAATCTCACAGAAATATGGAGGGAGTTCTGGTTGCATGGAGTAATCCACCTTCGCCCGAGACACTGGTTGGTGAAACTTCAGTTGGCAACTACCATGCAGGCAACATCTGGAACTGCCGGTGTTACCCTTCCCCTGTTATAGATGAGGATGATGTTCCAAGAAACCCCAGGGTATACTACCAAGGGGAAATACACAGAATGAGTAAAGAAAAATTCATGAAGGAGCTTTTCTGATGCCAAGAGGAGTATATGATAGGAGCAAATCTAAGCCAAGGCATAAACATTCTGAAGAAACCAAAAGAAAAATGTCTGAAGCAAGAAAGGCTCATTATTCTAAAATGACTCCTGAGGAGAGAAGAAAAGAGCTCAAAAATTTCATAGCTGCTGGAATGGTAAATGCTATCGGTAGAAAAGTTTCTGAAGAAACAAGAAGAAAATTAGCTGATCGTCAAAGGGGTAGAATAAAGTCAAAAGAAGAAGTTGAAAAGATAAGTAATTCATTGAAGGGCAACATGCCCTGGAATAAAGGAAGAGCATGGACTGAAGAAGAAAAGGAAAACATAAGAAAAGGCGTTCTAAAATCAGGAAAGTATGGCTTAGAAACAATGTCCAGCGGAATGCCAACGTCAATAGAAGTAAAAGTCGGCCAGCAATTAGAAGATTATGGCATAAAATACATATACCAAAAGCCAATTTGCAGAGGCCATTTTATTGTTGACTTCTATCTACCAGAATATCAATTGGTTATTGAATGCAATGGTAGTTATTGGCATAACAGGCCAGAGAGAAAGTTAAGGGATAAAGAACTTGAAGAATATGTGCTTTCTAAAGGAAAGGACATTCTATGGCTTTGGGACTATGAAATCAACGATGAATGGTTTGATATTTCAGATTATTTAGAAACATAAGGAGGTATAACATGCCTAATACACCTGCAACTCCTGGTTCTGACATTGAATTCATTAAACCCAACATTCCTGACTGCTGGGAACCCCAGCCTGTTGTTCAGAAAGGAGCATAATAAATGGCAAACATTATTGCTGCTGACTGCGGATTTAGTCCTGACTTCGTTAAGAAGTTTGAGGATGTAACTGTTGAACTGCTGAACGACCCTTCTGGCCTCGATCTTACAGGTCATCGCAACATGCACGTTTCCCTTGCTGCTGAGAACAGCGATGTTTCCATTGAGGACTTTGAGTGCATGATTCCCGGCGTTAAGTACACCATCGTTGCTGCCAATGGTGCAGCAACAAAGAATGAACTCATTTTCCCTGCAAACAGTACACTATACAATGGAACAATCACCAAGGCAGACGGCATGACAATCGTTTATACATTCTTTACCGACGGTTATTCCATTTATTGTGACAGAAAGGTTTATGCATAATTTTCTATAAAAATTTCAAATTACCCATTTACAAATGTAATACTTTATGTTATAATAATAATAGGGCCAGGGGCTATACTTCTTTTCCCTTTCCGAAAGAATGTATCCTCCTTCATGTATAGGCACATCCGGCTTTACCATTAGAGTGCCCCTGGCCCTTAACCATAAACAAGGAGAACGATATGGCAAGAGCATATTACGGTTCTAAAATTTCAGACAACATAACCAAGCTTGACAATGGTTGCTTGGTTTGTTTTAATGTTCCGATCGCAAGGACAGGCACATACAAATACCTCCGTGAAGAGCTTGGCTTGGAAGGAACAGGAATCGTAGATGTTTATCGCAATCCTGAGGAGGTATTCAATCCAACTACCATAGCTTCGTTTGAAGGAAAGGCCTTTACGGACACCCACCCTGCTTGTGATGTGACTGCAGACAACTGGTCAACCCTTAGCAAAGGGGAAATCACAAATGTACGCCAAGGTAAGGGAAACCAAAGCAATTTTCTTTTGGCTGACATTTTAGTCCGGGACCCTATTGTTATAAACGAAATAGAGTCTGGGGCTAAAAGGGAAGTGTCTGCCGGTTATGAATGTGAGTACGTTGAATCAGATGGCAAAATCTATCAACGAAACATTCGAGGCAATCACGTTGCCTTAGTCCAGGCCGGAAGAGCTGGTAGCCAGGTTAGAATAAACGATCAAAAAACAATTCAAACTACTCCTCGTTATCGTTACTTGAAGTCGATAGAAAAAGCAATAAAAAACACAAAACTACAAGGAGGAAACAACATTGGCTAACAAGTCTAAGGTTATGGATTCTATCCGCGACTTTCTGTTGAAGATGAAGGCCATGGATGAGAACATCCCCGAGGAACTTGCAGAGGATGCACTGCAAATGACTGAAGAGGTCAAGGATGCACTCTGTGAGGATGAGGAAATGGAAGTCGAAGTCGAAAAGGAAGAGGAGCCCAAGGTTGACGACGAGGATCCCAAGGAAACTGAGAAGGTTGACATCGACAAGAAGGTTGAGGATGCCATGGTAAAGGTTATGCGTAAGTATGGCCTGATCCAGGATTCTGCCATGTCTGCCCTCGATGAAGTCGAGAAGGAGCTCATCAAGAAGGAAACCGAAGAGGACGAGGACATCGACGGCGAAGAGGCTGTCACTGTCGATCCTGAGAAGATCAATGCAAATGATGCAGCTGCTATGCTTCGCAAGGTGAAGCCCATCATTGCTGGCGTCAAGGATGCAAGATCCAGAAAGATTCTTTCCGACACCTTTGCTAAGGCTCTGGTCGGCAGCAAGAAGACTACTGCTGACTATGCATCCATTCTGTCTGCTTCCCGTTCCAATGCCAAGGCCATGAGGGATAAGGCCCCTGCTGCTGATACTGTTGATTTTGGCATGGAGATCGCAAAGAAGTATAATCCGCACTACAAGGAGGAGAAGTAAAATGCCCGGAAGAACCATTGGAATTTCCATGAACGCCGGTTGGCCCGGCACCCAGTCCCGTTCTGCCGATGCTATCATTCAGAATCGCATCGCTGCTGGCACTATCGCTTTCGGCCAGGCTGTTGCCCTCAAGGGCGACACTAACCAGTGGCGCCTGGTTGCTACTGGCGACGAAGCTTCTGCTATTGCTGGCGTTGCTGTCCGTGAGGTTGTTCAGGCGAACACTTTTGATCCCCAGTCCAATCCGGACTACGTTGCAAACATGCCCTGTGATGTTATGACTCGGGGCAACTGCATCGTTAAGTGCCAGCGGGGCACCCCCGTTGCTGGCTCTGCAGTGTATGTCCGAATTACTGCCAACGTTCAGTATGCTGATGCTGTTGTTGGTGGGTTTGAGTCAGAGGCTGATGATGCCAACACTGTCCAGGTCCCCAACATTGAGTGGACTACCGGCGTGATCGATGCCAACAAGTGCGCTGAGATCACCATCAAGACCCGCGCTAAGGGTTAAAAGAAGGAGGAAGCAATAAATGCCTAACATCATGTCTGGTTCCGGTGTTCAGTTTGGAACCAATCCCAACGTTAAGGTTATCCAGGATTCTTCCCTGGGCGTTGGTCGTACCATGGATGCTGCCGGCATCACTACCGGCATGGCTTTCCTGGAGGGTGAGCTCGAGAAGCGGGATCCCAAGATCCGCGAACCTCTGACTTCCGTTACTTGGCAGCGTGACATCGTTGCTGAGACTGGCGGTGGTTGGGTAGACTTCACCTCCACCATGGACGTTGACTATGCTACTTCTGGTGCAAACGAGGGCAGCCTGGTTGGCGGGGCCACAGACGTTATCCCCATGGTTCAGGCCAACATCAACAAGGACATCTACAAGGTGTTCACCTGGGCACAGGCAATGAAGATTCCCTTTGTTGATTCCCAGAAGATGCAGACTATTGGCCGTTCTATCGACCAGATTCTGGATCGCGGCATCCGCCTAAACTACAACAAGACGCTCGACCAGTTGGTCTACCGGGGTTTTACTAACGTCGGAATTACTGGCCTGGTGAACAACCCCAATGTGGCCCGTTCCAATGCTACTGCCGGTGCTGCCGGCGGTACTCAGTGGACCACCAAGACTGTTGATGAGATCCTGTGGGATGTCAACAAGGCAATCGTTGAGGCTTGGGCTGCATCTGAGTATGACGATTCTGCTATGGCCAACCACATCCTTCTGCCGCCTGACAAGTACGCATACCTGGTATCTACTCGTATCGGTACTTCTGGCGACGAGAACATCCTCAGCTATCTGTTGAAGAACAACATTGCCAAGCAGCAGGGCAAGGACCTCCAGATCTATCCCTGCCGCTGGTGCTCTGGTGCTGGCACTGGCAATACCGATCGTATGATGGTGTATGTCAATGACAAGAACTTCACCTACTTCGATCTGCCGGTTCCCCTGCAGCGTGCTATGACCCAACCCGTTGCTCTGCAGTTCGCATACATCACCATCTACGCGGCCCAGATGGGCCAGGTAAAAACCCTGTACAACCAGCCCCAGCGTTACGTAGACGCAATCTAAGCTAAACCTTGGGGCCCCATTCGGGGCCCCTACAAACAAAAAGGAGAATAAACAATGAGTAAGATTCGTATCTGGTCTCGTGCATGTTTTGCAATCGGCCCTGGTGCTTCCCGTGATGGAAAGATCATTGATTCTTTCATTACTGTTCCTGGTGCTTTTCAGGACATGGATGAGAGATATGCAGAGGATCCTACCTTCAAGGCAGCTGTTGCCTCCGGGGATATTCAAGTTATGACTGCGAAGGCAGTTGTTGCACAGGATGTTCCCCACGTAGATGTTCCTTCTGTTGACAGTAATGTTGATACACCTGTTGATCCCGTGGAGGAGTACAAGGAGAAGGTAAAGGCAATGAGCGCTGAGGAGGTTGCTTCTGAGTGCGAGAAGTATGGAGCTGAGTTCGTCAACTCTGACAAGCTCAAGGACAATAAGCGTCGTTTAATGGAGGCGTTCAAGCTGTCCATTAGCGACAACGACGACGAGGAGTAATTCAAAAGGAGGAGTTACGTATGCCCTATCTTGACATGGTAGCAATGCTCGGATATACAAACAACGCTTACATGATGATGGAGGCATTTCGTAACTCCTCCAATGTCGTTCTGACTGACAACCCGGATTACACACTCGACATGTTCAAGAAAACATTTCCTATAATCCCGGTCGGGGAGGCAGAACAAGAAGTTCCTGAACCTGTTTTCAACTTGTTCAAGGCAATGGCTGACAAAGCAATTAAAAAGGACAGATATTTTACTGCATGGGAATATCTCATGGGCTTGTATATTGCACACATGTCTGTCCTTTACCTAAAGGCAAACCAGGGGGATCCGAGTTCATTGGCTGCAATTCAAAACTCTGTTCCCGGTGGTGTAGCTACAAGCAAATCTGTTGATGGTCTGTCAATTAGCTATGATTTGTTAGGCACTACAGAGGACTTTGCAGGCTATGGAACTTGGAAGTTGACAATCTATGGTCAACAGCTAATTACACTAACAAAGGTGTATGGACATGGCGGAATGTGGTGTAATGGATGAGCATAGAGATTGTAACATCTGTTGACAACGTATCTAAGTTAGCAAAAGCACTAAACTTTATGGTAGAAAACGAAGTTTATGTTGGAATATCAGACGAAACCTCAAGTCGTGAAAAAGGTGAACCAGTAACAAATGCAGAACTAATGTTCATACACACAAATGGTAGCCCTATAAATAACATTCCTGCTCGTCCAGTGATTGAACCAGCAATAGAGGATGACAAAGATAGACTATCCAAGATGATGGAAGCTGCATTTGTACAGGCAGAAAAGGGAAACACAAATGATGCTACTAACAAACTAAAGTTAGCTGGTATGAGGGCACAAAATGTATGTAGGGCTTGGTTTACGAATCCAAAGAACGGGTGGCCTCCTAATTCGCCTTCCGTAGCAGCTAGAAAAATGGCCAAAGGAAGCACTAAGCCAACCCCCTTGATAGACACTGGTGAACTGAGAAAATCAATCACATATTTCATAAAACGCAAGTTGGGAGGTAAAATCAAATGATCAACGTTTCTGAACTTATAGGCGATCCTGATTTTTGCCAACCTAATGGCGTAACGGTTACAAGAAGGCCAATGGAAATTGTAAATCACAAACCCAGCTATACCGAACAAAATCTGAAGCTTACAGGTATTATAACAATATCTGATGAACAAGAAGACGAGATGCTTCCAGAGGCAGATAGAAACAAGGAAGCAATAAACATTTTCACATACAATCGTTTGTTTTGTACTGGCTATGACAGGGATTCGGGCAAGGACTACATGGCAGACATAGTGACATTTGAAAATGTAAACTATAAGGTAGCTTACTGCTTGAACGATGCACAGTATGGGTTTTGCAGAAGCAAAGCAGTGAAGATGGATCAGGAGGTCATGTGATGGCTATAAAAATTCCTAATGCTGATTCGCTGAAGTTGCTATTTGCAGACTTTGTACAAAACAAGCTAAACCTTCCTGCAAACAAAGTGCTAATAAGCAACTTACATCAAGGCCAACCATCATTCAAAATAAACGAGCAAGTAGCCTTTGTTGATTTGCAATTTGAACCTGACTTCGTAAACACATACAAAAATAGAGTAGAAACAAACAATACAGATGGTACAATAACAATAACACAGTCTGCAATGAGAACAATAATGCTGTCTGTAATATTTTATGGTCCCAACTGTGATACTCTTGCTTCTGCTCTTGTTGATATTATGTATCAAGATTCGTCTAAACAATTTCTGTCCCAAAATGAAATGCACTTCATTCCCGACAAAACCCAAGTTGTTGCCCCTATATTTGAAAACTTCAACGGACAGCACTGGGACAGAGCAGATGTAAAATTATACTTATACGGTCCTACTGAAATTTCTGAGACTGTTGAAACAATTCAGTCTCTTGACATAACCACAAAAATTGACAATATGGAGGTATAAGGATGAGCGTTTCCCTCAAGAACATCGTAGACGTCAATGTTCAGGTATCTAAGCCTTCTGCTATCTCGAGCAGCTTCAACTTGGGCCTGATCATTGGAACTACTGAACCCACTGACACAAAGATTCTGCACTATTACAATCCTACTACATACCTTACTCAGATGGTAACTGATGGGTATAGCACTGACAGTGCTGAGTATAAAGCAGTTCAGGCATATTTCTCTCAGAATGACAATTCTGACCAGATAGCTGTTGGACACTGGGACAGCGCAAAGTATACTACACCCCAGGCAGTACTTTCTGCCATTCGTGCAATTGATGGCTCCTTCTACGGAGTAATTTTTACTTCTGATCTGACTGCAGAAAACATCGTAGCAATTGCCAATGCTGTTGAAAGCTTTGATGTTCCTACTGTGTTCTTCTTCCAGACCAGCGACGCGAAGTCCATCACAGCAGATACCGGTTCTGTGTTTGACACTCTGAAGACGGCATCTTACAAGCGTACTTTTGGCTTTTATGGTTCCTCCGAGAATCTGGCAGCTGCTGTTCTTGGCGTTGCTGCTTCACTGAACACCATGAAGGACAACTCTGCATACACAATGGCATACAAAACTCTGGTTGGAGTTACTCCTGAAAACCTTTCTGATTCTGAGATCTCTATTCTTACATCTAAGAACGGAAATGCATACTGTAAGTTTGGCAACACTTACAACTTCATCTATCCGGCCATTTCTTCTGATGGCTACCACGTGGATGAAATTTTCCTCATTGATGTTGCAAAGCATCTCATTCAGCTCAGCACTGTAAACGGCCTTACTTCTTCCCGGGTTATTCCCCAGACTGAGGACGGAATCAACAAGCTTATCTCCTACGTTTCAAAGGCATGCCAGAACATGGCAAATATGGGAATTATTTCTTCTGGCATCTGGCGCGGTGCTACAATCAAGGATCTGAATGAGGGCGATGCTGTTCAGAATGGCTACTACATTCAGGCAGATTCTATTAGTTCCCAGAGTTCTGATGATCGTGCAAAGCGAGTCTCCCCTCCCATTTACGTTGCTCTGGTTGCATCCGGCGCCATTGAGCACGTAGTAATCAATGTCGTAATTAGCCGCTAAAGGAGGAAATAAAATGGGTACCTACGTTTATTCTTTTGAAGATACTTCTGTTGTAATTTCCCACCCCAACTTCGAGACATACTCTGCATACGGAACTGGCATTGGCTCTATCCAGGTTAGCATGGCAAACGATGTAACTTCACATGATGTAGCTGCTGATCTTTCTGTTGTTGTAAGTAAGTCTGTGAAGAAGAATGGAACTGTTACTTTTGAAGTTCTCCAGGGTAGCGACTTCAACAAGTTCCTTAACCGTCTTGCTTCCTACCTGGAGAATGCAGCACCTGCAGAGTTTGCTTTGGCAACGATCAACATCTTCAACAAGTCTACTGGGGAGTCTTACTTCTGCACTGGGTGCTCCCACCAGAAGCGCCCCGACAATCAGTATCAGTCTCAGGCTCAGAATCGCTCTTGGTCTTGGATGTGTGCAAACATTTCTAATCAGTAAATTAGGAGGAACAAACAGTGGAAAACAATGGATTCAAAAAGCACGAAACATTTACCACTTATGAGGTAGATGATCGTAAGTTTATCATCAATGCATACGACCCTATGACAGGCAACTACATTCTGTTCCAGGTTATCAACTTTGTGCTCCCCTTTGGAATCGGCAACATGCTTTCTAAGGAGGTAGGAACAGAAACTAATATTCCTACTTCTGTTGGAAATGGAAAGATGATGTCTAAGGAAGATTTTATCAATCTCCAGAAGGATATTCTCTATACTGTTTCTGAAGAAATGCATGGTGGCCATCAAGCTCCCGTTCTCAGGGAAAATGGCACGTATGGAGTACAGGATGTAACAATGGCTTTGGTGCTGAAACTTTTAGTTGCATCTTTGGCATTCAACTTTAAGGATTTTTTCAAAGAGTTCCCATCTCTCGAAGCGTTTATGAACCGCTAAACTTCGTACCGAGCGAATTCAAAAACCTCAATGCTCATGTTTACACCCCTGTTATAAGGGAAAGGTGGAAACAACATGAGCTGTGGGATGGGACTTACACTTTTGGTGACTGGCTTGATATGATGGAAATTATATCTGTCACAGACGAAAACGAACACAGAGCTTTAGAAGCGTCTAAGAATAGAAGGTGAATGAATGGCTTCCGAAACCCTTAGAGAATACCTTGTAAAACTTGGCTGGGATGTCAACAAACAGGGGTTTGACAACGCAACTGATTTAGTCGACAGATTCGCAGTTAAGTTGATGAGCAAGGCAGGCGCTATGGGTACAGCTTTCATTTCTGCCTCTGCTGCTATGGTAAAAGCCTCTTTAGCTACTGTTGATGCTATTTTGGATATTGCATTTTCAGTAGCTGAGGCTGATACCGCTGTAGAACGGTTAGCAAGAAAATACTGGATCTCGGAACAGTCTGCAAGATCCTTGCAAAATGCCCAGGAACAACTCGAAATTTCTGTTGAAGATCTCATGTATGCAACAGATGAAGAGTACAAGAGGTTCCTCAGGCTTAACGAATATGGCAAATCACTTGAAGCCCCTGCTGCCTTAGACGATACTTTGGTAAAAATCAGGGACATTCAGTTTGAAATATCAAAAACAAAATCAATCATTTCTTATGGTTCACGTTGGCTGATGTACTATCTTGGACAATATCTGGGATACGACATCGACGAGCTCATAACTAAATATAAATCGTTCAACGAATGGCTTAGAACAAACCTACCCAAGATAACTCAAAAGGTAGCAAAGTTCCTTTCGATAGCTTGGAGGTTTGCAAAAACAGTTCTTACATTGATATATAATTTGGGCAAAGGAATTGTTCAGGTTGTAGAAAGGTTAGGGACTTCTGGCGTTGCTGCTATTGTAGCATTAGCTGCTGCTTTTAAGTTAGCTGCTATGGGACCAATAGGTTTGGTTCTCATGGGACTAACTGCAATCGTTCTTTTGTTGGAAGACTTCATGGTCTGGAAGCAAGGAGGCAAATCACTGTTTGACTGGTCTGGCATTGAAGAGCCTATGACCAGTTTATGGGATTCTGTCTTAAGCGTTTCAAGTTCTGTTGGGGATTTGATCTCTGCTTTCGGAAATTTGTTCTCAACAATTGATGGTGGCAAATCTTCTATGTCTTGGCTTGGGGACATTCTGAAAACTGTCTCGGAGTTCATAAACTTTATTTCGGTTGGCCTGACAGACATAGCAGCATTACTTGACCCCAAGAATGCTAAACTTCAAGAAAAGGCAGAAAAAGGAACTGCTGGACTTATTCGTAAGTTTGGCAACTTCGCTGCCCCTATTGTTGAATTCTTTGGTGGTTCTGGTGAAAATGTAAAGAAGGGTGCAAATTCTTTTGCTGATATGCTTGACCCTTATGCTGGTGGAAGAAACCCAACTGGCGAATACAATCCTACTAGTTCTACTTCTGGATTTGTTTGGACACCAGACATGGGGGTAAACAGTAGGAATCAATCTTACACTTCAAACTTTAATGGTAATATTATAGTGAATGCTGGTTCTAATGCTTCACCTACTGCAATAGCAGACAAGGTTGTTGACAGAGTAAAGGCAATTCAGTTCACCAGCAATCCTAACACAAGAATGACAAGGTAAAGGAGGCAAAATATGGCACAAGGTTATTTGTCCCCTTCGATAAACGATCCGCTTCCTTCTGCATATAACTCGTTGATTTACTGTAAGACAAACATCGGGGGTTATTTCTTCGATGGCATTATGTCAATAAATCATTCGAGGGAACTTGAGATAACGGAAAACCCGGTAGAGACTGGAGCATCTATTGTTGACCATTCATACGTAAAACCTGCAGAGCTCGTTATGTCTGTAAGGATGTCAGATGTACATAGGTCAATTTATCCTGGGCAGTTTGACGGAGCAAAATCCCGTTCACTTGCTGCATGGGACGTTCTCAAAAAAATCCAATCTTCAAGAATCCCATGTTCTGTTTTCACTCCGCTTGGTCTTTACAACAACATGCTCATTTCTTCTATAGAAGCTACTGAGGATGCTAGCTCTGTACATGGTCTAAGCGCTGAGGTAATGCTTCGTGAGATACCTATAGCAAGAGTTAAAACAGTTAAGATAAGTTCTGCACCACAAACTACAGGATCTACAAATCTGGGCCAACTTGAAGCTTCAACTGTATCAGGTGGTCTTTCTTCTATCTTGTACCAATTGTTCGGCAGAGGACAATGAAAGGAGGTTAAAATGTACAGGATCCCACTTACAAATAGTCCTAATCAGACTTTTACTTGTATTGTTCCTGTTAACGATAAGAACGTTAACCTCCGTTTTAAGCTTTGGTACAATTACCAAGCACAATACTGGTTGTTTTCCTTGGAGGATGTAAAAACTGAAAAGGAAATAATCTCTAACCTCCCTTTGTTGGTATCTGGCGGGGAGTTTTCAAATATTCTGGCACAACTGGACTACATGAAAATAGGGATAACGATCGTAGTTCCTTTGGTTCCTGACCTGTTGGAAAATCCAAATGATGAAAACATAGGAACTTCTTATGCATTAGTCTGGGGGGATAACGATGTCAGTTAAGTGTTGGCCGTTTAATTCCAGGTCTATATATGTTTCATCCCCCTTTGGACCAAGATATAGCCAAGAGGTTATGAAGGTCAGTGGAAGTACTTCACATAAAGGAATAGATCTATATCCGCAATCTGGTTCATGGGATGTTGTCTCTTGTGCAGCAGGTACTGTAAGAGCTATACAGAAGAACGCAGGAGGCTCTAAGACTGGGTATGGTAATTACGTTTGGGTAGCTAACAACGACGGTTCTGCTTGCATTTATGCCCATTTAGCAAGGGTTTATGTTAGGCAGGGGCAGTCGGTTAGTCCTAAAACAAGGTTAGGACTTATGGGAACAACAGGTGCTTCTACTGGAAACCACTTGCATCTCGGTGTTTCTGTTGGAAGCCAAAACCTCAACTCCCCGAGATGGGTAAACCCTGCTCCCTGGCTTGGTGTACAAAACTACTCAAACATCAAAGGTAAAACATTTGATGGTACAGGCTATGTTTCTGGATCTGCTGCTGATATAACTTCGGTAAATGATTCTACAGCTGCTTCGAATGAAGGAACATCAGAAACAATTTCCTATAGTACAATTATTCCCTCCGGTGAGTATTATAAGGTTGATGATCTAAAGGGAGTTCTGGGCGACTGGTTATACGGTAGACGGTACAGGCTTCTTGTCGATACAGGAGGAAGACAGGGACTTGATGTTTCTGAACTTAGATGTCAGTTCGAAATAATCAAATCTGGTTACTTTGAGGCAAACCAATCAACACTGACCATTTACAACCTAAACCCTGACGACGAAAACAAGCTTATCAAATCGGGACAGCGAATCATAATTGAGGCTGGCTATTCTGGGGGACAGTACGGAAAGATTTTTGAGGGTAATATAATTCAGCCGCTTAGGTCCAAAGAAAACGGAACGGACTATAAACTAACCCTTGTTTCAATGGACTCCGATAGATATTATCAATATGGTTTGGTAGGAGTTTCCCTTGTTGCTGAACAAACATCACGAGACGCAATAGATGCTTGTTTGAACAGGGCTGGGGAAATAACAAAAGAAAACTATGGCATAGTTGAAAATAACATCGGGACTGGCTCAATCATTTATCCGCGAGGCAAGGTTATGTTTGGTTCTCCACTTCCATACTTGAATCAACTTGCTTACTCCGAGAATGCTACATTCTACATTGACAACGGTGAAGCTAACGTAGTTACTGCAAGGGATCTTTCTGGATCTGAAATATTTAGCTTAGGGCCCGAAAACGGCCTTGTTGGCACACCAGTACAAACGCAAAACGGAATCACATGCAAATGTTTGTTGAACCCTAGACTCAAGGTAAATACTTTATTTCATATAGATAACACAAAAATAACAAACTTCAGATACACACCTGGCCAGGCAGTCCGTGCACTGGATTCTGAAGGAATCTATCGCATAATAAAAATGACACATGTCGGCGATACAAGGGGTCAAGAATGGTATACCGAGATAGAGGCAATAGCACAATCTGGAATCCTTCCTAGCATGGTGGCTGGCTCAGATCTCTATCCATTCGGCTCATAAAAAATAAAAAGAAAATTTCATTTAGCCCATTTACAAACGGGAAAACGTATGATATAATGTAAACATAATAAAACAACACATTAAATCACAACTTTAAGGAGGAAAATAAAATGGCTAAGATTCATCTTACTGAGAATCAGGTTAATACCATCATTACCAAAGTTGAGGAAGTAAAGGGAACCCCTGAATTCTCTAAGTACAATATGGAAACTTCTGTTAAGTACATCAACGATAAAAAATATACCTTCATTGGGTGGGGCATTCCAAATACCTTTTCTGACAACACTAATTTTTATATCTCTAGAGGATTTATCTACAAGGAAATCCCTTCTGGAATCTACAGATATAGACTTACCGATAATGTTAAAGAATTGCTAGGACTTTAAGCCCCGGATACTTTCTTAAAATCACAAAATTAGGAGGAATTCATTATGCTGAACAACAGCTCTATTCACTTCATTCAGCAGCTTGAACGATATGGCATTATTATCTCGGATGATGAGATTAGTTCCCCTGCTTACGGTTTGACATACAATTTTTCAACGTATAGATTTATCAGAATCAAAATCATTAGGCATCAACACTGCCTTTACAAGATAGTAATGGGAGACGGAGAATATATCCAGTTTGGCTTGCTGGGAAGGATGGAACATGCCAAAAAGAATCAGGGGAATAAAAGATGTGTGTATTCAAACAGTTGCTTTAATTGTCCACTAAGTGACTGTGTAATAACTCAAACAGATGCATGTGTAACAAACCTTTTACCATTTGAAATGGTTGAAAATAGATGGCCAAAAGGAACACATAGAAAAGAATCAATATACAGAAAAGCAAAAGAAAGGGAAAAGGAGGTAGCAGAAAGACGTGGCAGGCACACAACAAACAATAAATAGCCAAGCTCAGATAGATCAAAACCAAGCTGCAGACATTATGTTCCGCACAAGATGTGCTATTCCTGCTATCATTCAGTCCTACAATCCCTCCCAAAACACAGTTGAAGCCCAACCAGCAATAAGAGAAAGATTGGTAATGGAGGATGGCTCCATTCAGTATCTAAACCTTCCTTTGTTGATAAACGTACCAGTTGTATTCCCTACATCTGGTTCTTGTTCTATTACATTTCCAATTTCAAGAGGCGATGAATGCCTTATAATTTTTTCCGACTTGGCAATTGATAACTTTTGGACTTCTGGTTCTATTCAAAATCCGATTGAAGTTAGAAGGCATGACCTATCTGATGGAATTGCCATTCCTTGTGCAATTAGTTTGACTAGGGCAAGGGGGGCTGGTGGTACTCTAAAGCTTGCAAAAGGGAATACCACAATAGATCTTTCAGGAAATTCAATCGTGATTAAAAATGGGGAAACAAGAATATCTGTTGATGGCACAAGTACAGTAATGCATGCAGGAACATCAACAATTACAATGAACAATTCGGGCATAATTTTCTCTGCAAATGGAAAAACATTTACTGCACAACAGATATACGACAAACTACAGGAATAGGCGGTGAACAATGAAATACAGAAAGCAAACCCCAACCGGGGACTATTCCTTTGGCAATAACAATCAGGACTTCATTTCTGGTCAGAAAGCCATAGCACAGGCAATTAAAACAAAGATATTGCTTTTTTATGGTGAATGGTGGGAGGACATTTCAGAAGGTATTCCAATGTTCCAATCTATTGTTGGTCAAACAAACAAATCAAATGTTGCAAATGCTTTGGAGCTTTTGTTAAATGAACGAGTTATTGAAGTTCCTGGCGTTGAGGTAGTAAATGAAATCACAGCTACGATTGATGGACGAACTATTTCGGTTTATATACGGTGTACTACAGAAAATAATGAACAGGTAGAAGTAGAGGTGAGTATCTAATGCCTTATGTCCCTCCCTATATCGATAACACAGGGATGCACATCCCTACATACAATGAAATCAGGGATGACCTGATACAACAAATGAAATCAATTTTTGGGGATGACATCTATATCGATGTTGACTCAAAGGACTATCAGCAAATCTCTATTTTCGCAAAGAAGATATTCGATACAAATGCACTTGGCCTTCTGGTTTACAACAACCGGACGGCTAATACTGCTATTGGGGTCGGTTTGGATAACATCTGTGCACTGGTCGGAATCAAGCGCAAACCTGCTACTTACTCAACTGTTCAGCTTACTGTAACTGGCGATTCTGGAACAGTAATTACAAACGGGAAGGCAACTGATGGGACATACACATGGAACCTACCAAAGTCTGTTACAATTCCCGAAAATGGAACAATTGTTGTTGAAGCAACGTGTAACGTATCTGGTTCTATTACTGCTGCAGCTAATACAATAAACACAATCGTAACCCCTGTTTTCGGTTGGTTTAGCGTAACAAACACATACACTGCATCCCCTGGCACAAATCAGGAAACGGATGCAGAGCTTAGAGCAAGATATGCAAATGCTACGTACCAGCCTACAAAAACTGTTCTCGAAGGTTTGATTGAAAACATTGAATCGCTCGAAGGTGTTTCAAGAGTAAGGCTTTACGAAAATGATACAAATGTAGCTGACTCAAATGCCTTGCCTCCTCACTCAATAACTGCTGTTGTTGAAGGTGGGATAGACGACGATATAGCTACTGCTATTTACTTCAAGAAAACACCAGGTTGTTATACCAATGGAACTACTGCAGTTGAGCTAACTACCCTTTCTGGCGCAAAAGCAACAATTAGATTTTACAGGCCGACTTATAAACCTGTTTACGTAAAAGTAACGATCAAACAGTTAGCTGGGTACAATCATAACTATGCTGAAGATATTAAGTTAGCTATTGCTAACTATATCCAGGAAATGCAAATTGCTGAACCTGTATATAGATCAATCCTTTGGTCTGTTGCAGTGCAGACAATGACATCAATCAACACACCAGCTTTCTCTGTTCTCGGCATTCAGCTTTCAACCGATGGGGCTACATACCAGGATGCTGACATTGACATGTTGTTCAACGAAGTAGCACAAACCTCTTCTGCAAACGTTGTTGTGGAGGTGAGTTGATGTCTGATTCAAACATTCCGTATTTGAAGCTAATCACATCGGAACATGCTTCATCTGAGAACTTCATAAAATATACAAAGTCAACGTTGGACATGGTATCCCCTGTGGTCGATGCTCTCAATCAATTCAATGTTTTGTTTAATCTGGACAAAGCAGCAGGTTCACAGTTGGATGACATTGGCGCCCTGGTTGGAATATCAAGGACACTTCCTATTGATGATGCATACATCAATCCTGTCCTCTCTGATACATCATACAGGAAGGTAATAAAAGCGAAGATCATGCAAAATCACTGGGATGGTACAATGCAGGGAATGCAAAAAATCATGCAATCTCTTTTCCCTGGCCTTCCCTATGATGTTGTTGATAACCAAGATATGACAATTACAATTTACATAATCTATCCTACAATTTCTGCTGAAGACAAAGCTTTACTATTCAATGGATTAATTCTGCCAAAGCCAACCGGGGTTGGCGTAAGGTATCAAATTCTTGACAACCCCTTGTTTGCTTGGAACTCTGATTCTGCATACTTCAAGGGTTGGGATGAAGGCACTTGGTCATAAGGAGTGTGAGACATGGCTAATTCTAACATCAAGCTTTTTGATGAAAACAAAACAAACATGATGGCAGATGCAGAGTATGGTACAAATACTCAGCGAGCCAATGGAGTTCAAACCGGAGTTGCTAGTTCTGAGCTCCAAAACAAATTCCAGTACCAAATGTCACTTATGGCCTATGCAATTGCACAGCTTATGTTGGCAAACGGCAAGGATGCAATGGATTCTGCAGAAGTAACTACCTTTGTTGCAAACCTTTCCAACTCTATTGTTCAAAAGGTGCTTGACAAAGCAAGCGACGAAGAAGCTTCTGCTGGTCAAAGCGATTCTAAGTGGATCTCTGCAAAGCAGTTGGTTGCAGTTGCTAACTCAATTGCTGGAGGTGCTGCTGGTACAAAAATTCCTAAACTCACAGAAGGCGCAGGCAACTTTCCCGTGATTGCTGCTGATGGAACACTTTCAAACTCGGGGGCAAATGCTGCTTCCTTTGCAGCAAACAGATTGTATCCTGTTGTTGGAAGCTGGGATGGTACAACCCTACATTTGAGTTCTTGGTGGTAATGGAGGTAAGTTATGCCTAAAAACCTTTATATGAATGGGGCAAAAGTTCAAACTCCTTACTACAATGGGGCAAAGGTAAAAAAGGTATTTTTCAACAATGTTCTTGTTTATTCTGGTGCATTTGAATTTACTTATACTGGAGCTTATACTACCGAAGGGGATTTGGGAGGCAACTTTGTTGTTAGATTTTTAACTTCTGGGACACTTACCATAACCGATATAGGAGACGTTGGTTCGTTAGACGTGTTTCTTGTTGGTGGGGGAGCTGGTGGCGCTGGAGGATATGGTTCTTCGTCTAGGACTTATAGGTTTGGACAAGGTGGGAATGGCGGCTTTACTTCTACTGTTCTAAATGTGCCAACAACTAACGCCTTTAACATAGTTATTGGAGCTGGGGGTGCTGGGGGAACGAGTAGAGATTCCTTTTACTGGGATGAGACCACAGGGAAAGAGGGTGGGACTTCCTCTTTTGGCGGATATTCTGTTTCTGGTGGAACAGGCATTGTTAACCCTAGCTCATCTTCTTCTGTTAGTAAAGGCGGTTCGGGGGGTGGGGGTTTAGTATATTATAGTGAATATTCAGGACAGATGTTTATAAACAATGGCGGGGCCTCGGATGGTGGGGATGGAAAAACAATATTAGAAGACGGTGCTGAAACAATATATTCTCAAGGGCAGAGAACAACTACAAGAGAATTTGGGGAGGCATCTGGAACTCTATATTCTGGCGGAGGAGGGGGCGCAGCTGGTAGATCGGGTTATTATAACTACGGAGGACCTGGTGGCGGCGGTACTGGTACAAGAACAACAGGACATTTGATGGATTCAAGTGGTGCTACAGGTATTCCCCCGGAAGCTGGGCAAGCTAACACAGGCGGTGGGGGTGGCGGAGGAAATAATGGTTGGACATATCAATATCAAAAAAACAATGGCGGAAACGGGGGCTCTGGTATAGTTTGCATTAGAAACCATCGTTAAGTGAAAGGAGAAAAAAACATGTACGCAGTAGAAAATCATAATCTAGTCTCCAACTATGCTATTGTTGAAAATGGTATTGTTACAAATATAGCGTGGATGGCGAAAGAGAATGCGCCTGAGTTCCCAAACGCTGTTTTCCTCGGGGAGCTACCTGTAACAATGGGTGATACTTACAAGGATGGCAAATTCTACAGAAACGGAACAGAAGTTAAAACTCCATTAGCTCTATCTTATGAGGACAATGCTGAGTTAACTACACTGCTTGGTGAAGCAGTACAAGAAACATACAATTCAGATTTGGAGGAAATCAACAATGGCAAGTAGAATGAAGAAGCTCATTTCAAAAGGCTATTATGAAACAAAGGAGGAAGCCCTGGACAAGTGTGATGTATTTTTTGCAATGAACAGAATCACTGCAAATGAATACAAGGAGTTGCTCTCCTTGATTGATGAAGTTTATGGCACAAAATAACAAATAACAAACAGGAGAGCAAAGGATGGAGCAATATGTAATACCAGGAATTTTTGCTGTAATAGTTGCAGTGATAGAAGGGATTGCTGCAAAGGAAAGGAAGCAAACAAAAAGGGACAATGAACGCATAAAGCGTCATGAACAGCAAAGGGCAAAGGAAACAAAACTCCAAATGGAAATGAACAGCGCTACTTTACAGCTATGTGTTGTAACAGCTAATGCTCTTACTGGAGGCAAAAACAATGGCAACGTAGAAAGAGCAAGGCAAGCAGCAAAGGAAGCTGAAGAAGCTTATAATGCATTTATCCAGGAACTAGCTGCCAATCAGGTAGCTAAATTATAAAGGAGGAATAAACAATGAAGTTAAACAACAAGGCGTACGACATTCTCAAGTGGGTTGCTCTCATTGCCCTGGACGCAGTTGGTCTTTGTTACAAGACTTTGGCTGCTGTCTGGTCCTGGCCTTTTGGGGATGAGGTTCTTGCAACGTGCACCGCAATTTCTATTTGCATTGGTACTCTCATAGGCGTAAGTTCTTACAATTACAAGAAGACTACTGCTGACGAGGAGGCTATGTAATATGGCTGCCCCTAAAGTATATCTGTCCCCGGCTATGCACATGGCTAATCCATGTGTATATCCTCGGCCGGATGGTAAACAGTGCTACGAAGCACTCGAGAACAACGAGTACATAGACATTCTTGAACCTATCCTTAACAGGTGCGGAATTGAGACAAAGCGAGGCTATTGTCGTACTCCGATGTCAAATGAAAATGGCAATGAAATCATGAAACAAAACGTAAGGGAATCTAACAACTGGAATGCTGATGTTCATTATGTTAGCCATACAAATGCTACAGAAAAACACAATGCTACTGGTTGTAACCCTATGTACTACACCTATTCAAGCAAAGGCAAGAAGCTCGGACAGATCATGGTGAAGTACAGAAAGCAAATCTATCCTGGAACCGTAAGGCTGATTGCAAGGTCTGATCTGTATGAGCTTCGCAATACAAAGGGCGTTGCTTTTTATGAGGAGCATGCCTTCCACGATGTTCTGTCAGACATTACATGGTTCCACGAACACATGACTGAGATAGCTGAGTCTGCTGCACAAGGCCTGTGTGAATGGTTCGGTATTCCATACGTAGCTCCCGCTGTTCCTGATGTTGAACCTGTCCCGGCTCCCTCAGATGATGGGTACTCTGCTACATTCAACATGCTGCAGTATGGCAGCAAGGGCAATGATGTCAGGGTGCTTCAGGAACTGCTCAGGGGTAAAGGCTACAACATCGGCACTTACGGTGCTGACGGTGATTTTGGCAGTGCTACAAGAAATGCTTTGCTTTTGTTCCAGAAGGCTAATGCTACTGCATACGGCCTTGCTTGGGATGGTATCTGCGGACCTAAGACTTGGAAGGCGCTACTCAGAAAATAATTTCAAATTACCCATTTACAAACTACTATGTTTCTGTTATAATATAAACATAAATTAAATCGGGAGGGCAAATCTATGGGTAAGTATTATGTAATTCTCACGAATAACGAAACAGGCAAAAGGGAATCCCTTAACTACTTTGGTTACAAAACCAAAAAGGAAGCAACTGCTATCATGTGCAGAGCTAACATGGTTGGCCAAGGGGTCATTACTGCTACAGTAGAGAAAAAGAAATAAGAAGTCCGGGGCTACGGCCCCGGCTACTTCCTTGAACGGAGGTGAAAAATGGAAAAGAAATCTCGGGAGTATTATCTGTCCCTAGTGCAGGCTGGCAACATCGTTGCTTTCCGGTGGATGGACAAAATGTTCTCTGGTAAAATAATCGGCCCCGATCCTGCTGGCTGGGTAATTCAAACCAAGAACGGCTCCCTATATGTTGTTAAAAAAGAGAATATAGCTTGGATCAAAAATGGTTCCCATTGGCCCATCGGAATATACAATGCTCTTAAGTACAGCAATGGTGCTGCCAAAACAAACTAAGGAGGTTCTAAAACAATGGCTAAAATTTCCCTTGACAAAACTATGCAGGACATCGTATCCCTGAACAACCAAATTGCTGGGTTGAAAATGTTACTGCAACACAAAAAGGACCAGATGGCAAAGTATTTTACTGCTACTGGCCAGAGGTCAATCGCTAACGATGAGTGTACCGTTTATGTTCAGGAACGTACCAAAATTGAATATGACGTGGACGCCATCCTTGAATCCCTTGGCAAGGACGAAGCTAAACGGTTTGTGGATTGGACCTATACCATCCACGACTTCAAACGGTTTGCTTTGTTCCTGAAATCCAAGGGAATTGCACCAAGGGATGTGCGTCCATTTTTGTCAGTTACAAAGGAAGTAAATCAGGATAAACTAACCAAGCTTTATGAAAAAGGGGAAATAACCCTCGATGATCTTGAGGGTTGCTATACTGCATCTGTTACTAAGTCGGTTGCCCTTCGGATGAAGAACATCGACAAGGAGGTGCATATCGCAAATGGCAACAAAAAATGAGGTCGCTACCTTTACTGCATTACTTAAGTACTTTGGGATATACCAGGATGAGGACAAATACAAAATAGTCTGTCCATTCCATAACGACAAGAATGCCTCCTTACAAATAAACGTATCAGATGCATTTTTCTATTGTTATGCAGAATGTGGTGCAAAAGGTAGCTCCCTGGAATTGTACAAACAGTATTACAAATTAAAACACGGCAAGGAACTATCCGATGTCCGGGCTATGATGGCAATCAAAAGGATAACCGGTAATAAGCTTGAGGAATACAAATCAGAAAAGGTAGAACAACCAAAACAGTTGAACTACACTGAGTGCCTTGCCCAGGCTCGTGCATTTTACTACAATCTACCGGACGCTAATTGGTTTAGACCCTCCGCTGTTCCTACAAACGAACAGGAGGCCAGGGAATGCAGGGAGTACATGAAAGGCAGGGGATTTACTTCCAAAACCCTGACCAGATACTGTGCCAAACCTACGTTCAATAAGTACTATCCCATTTGCTTTCCTTTGTTAGAGAATGGCAAGTTCAGGGGGTATGTAATGCGTACATTCGACACTGACGTAGAAGCAAACAGAAAATACTTGTATAACAAGGGATTTCGCCGGGAACGTACATTGGCTGGTGAATTCGGGGATGACTCTTATGTAGTGTTAGTAGAAGGCTACTTGGATAAACTTAAGGCTTCCCAGCTGGGCATACAAAACGTATGTGCTATACTGGGCTGGAAAATAACAAGCACACAAATAAAGAAGTTAGTCGATGCTGGTGTAGATTGCATAGTTTGTGCACTAGACAACGATGAAGCTGGAAGGAAAGGCTACAACTATCTAAAGCTCATAGCTAAGAAGTACAACTTCAAGCTGTTCCGGTTACGTTACCCTAAAGGCTGCAAGGACATGGGGGATGTAACTGATGCTACCAAAACAATAGTAACCAATCAGATGGAGCACATTTTGGACCATATATAAATTCTAAAATAGCCCATTTACAAATTCATTCATTTATGTTATAATATAACTATACTACAAAAGGAGGTGCTTTTATAAAAGCTTTGGACTTGGCAATAGCCATAGCTGATGCAAAGTTCTTTGGCAAAAACCTTTCATCCCACAAGAAGCATGCAAAGGAAATGGGAGTTTCAAGAAAGCAATATGCTAATAAAGGCCAGGAGCTTTCGGAGGCACCTGTTGGAGGAAACATAATTGGCTATACAAGGCCAGACGGTAGACAGGTTAAGTTAAACACTGCTACTAAAGAATACGTGGTATACAAGGGTAAAACAATCATTACCTACTACGTATTAAAACAAAGTCAATTGGAAAGGGCAATGAAACATGAGTATTAAGTCAAAAATCCTAAACAAACTTGGTTGGTTCAAGTGCCAGTGTTGTGGACACTACGTTCACTCTGTTGAACTATTTGGTGCTCCAGATGCTTATGGCGCTGTCTGCAAACATTGTGGCTGGGAACAGGAGGATATGCAATCCCCATACGACTACTCCCCTGCAAACTGCTGTTCATTATCTATGTACAGGTTCAACCAGCTCTGCAAGAGCTATAAAAAATAAAGGAGAATACAACTATGGCAAAGAATTTTCTGGATCAGATCAAAACAGCTGTGAAAAACTCTGGAAGCAGCAAGAAGGACATTCTGTACTTCGGGGCTGATACTTCCAAGCGGATCCGGTTCCTTCAGGAGCTGGATGATGGCCACTCCTACACCTTCCACTCTGACTTCGAAACCAAGATCTATGAACCCTGCCAGGACCAGGAGGATCACGAGGACTGCAAACTGTGCCAGCAGGGCATCGCAACCAAGGAAGTGTTCGTTTGGTCTGTGTATGATTACGACACTTCTTCTGTTAAGCTCCTGGCCATCAAGGCTACTGGCATTTCCCCGGTTCCTGCCCTGATCGAGTTCTTCGAGGAGTATGGCACCATAATGGACCGTGACTACAAGATCAAGAAGGTTGGTAAGGGTATGGGTGGTTCTTACACCGTTACTCCGTTGGACAAGGAGAAGTTCGGCGTAAAGAAGGCTAAGCCCTATTCCGAAAAGGAAATCTGGGAAATGTTCAAAAAGGCATACTCTTCTAAGGATGCCGAAGACGAGGATGAAGATGATGAGGAAGAGGAAGAGGAGGTTAAGCCTACCAAAAAATCCAAGAAGGCAAAGAAGGCAAAATCCCTTAAGGATAAGTATCTGGATTTGGACTGGGATGAGGTTCGGGACATTGCTCTGGAAATCGGCATGACCAAGAAGGAGCTCAAGGCGTTCGATGAGGATGTCGAGGAGTTGGTCGAGGAATTGTTCGATAACTATGACGAGGAAGATCTCGAGGACATGCTGGAGGACTGAAATGGAATATAACATCGTAATCTACGGATGTGACAACTCTGGGAAAACAACATTGGCCAAGAACCTGATTCATAATATGATGGGGTTTTTCAAGGGTTCCCCGGTTGACTTTTCATACATCCACTCCCTCGGCCCTGTCTCTGCCGGGGAACAGACACAGTTCATGTACAAGGAAACCCGGCGTGATCCTGGTATAAAGGTTCGGGTATTTGACCGCTTCCCCATCATTGAGGAAAGAATCTGTGGTACGGTTCTTCGGGGCCGGGATCTGTTTGCCAATGATCATACACTCCGGGCATTGATGTTCGGTAGAATAGATCTTCTGATCTTATGTGACCCTGGTGCCGAGGCAATTAAAAACTGGGGCGACCGGGAACAGATGGCAGGCGTAAAGGAAAACGCAATGGAAATGTACCAGGGCTATAAGCGACTCGGGTGGGAGTTTAAGGAGTGCCACCTGGAAAATAAAACCTTGGTTTACAATTTTAATGAGGACCCTGATGCAGAGGAAATCTCTGTTGATGTTGCAATACTGGCAGACATGGCACTAACAAGAGCAAAACGTTTGAAAGAAAGTGGAGGCGTAATATGAACATCACACATGCTACCGAGGAAAACATTCAGCCAAATTTGTTGAAACAAATCTTTGACCGTCAAAAGGAATTGATGGACAAATACCATTACATCGAAGAACGTTCTGGCCTGCTTCAGACTACAGATTGCCCGGTTAACCTGGATGATCGTCGTGGCCAGGCCCTCATCAAGGACTTCTCCTGGCGAGTTACTGAGGAGCTCGGGGAGGCGCTGGATGCACTCGGCCAGGACGACATGGAACACTTCGCAGAGGAACTGGTTGATGGCCTCCACTTCCTGACTGAGCTTACCATTCTGGCTGGCCTCGACTGGGATGATCTGCTCCCCTTGGATGTGATGTACAGTAATACTGCTTCACGTGCTAATGATGGCCTTGACCAGAGGGTATATGACTACGTTGAAGGTATTGGCATGATGTGTAACTGCCTTAAGAACAAACCCTGGAAACAGTCCATGATGCAGACTGACCGGGTAGCATTCTTCGCAAGACTCCATTCCGTGTGGGCCAGATATATCGCCATCATGGAAACGGTATTCGAATCCCCGGAGGACATCGCTTCTGTTTACCTCAAGAAGTCCCAGGTAAACAAGTTCCGTCAGAGAAGCAATTATTGATACATTTACAATATGCTGACTTTGATGACCTATTCTTTGAACTAAACCAAGACATTCTCCTTTACCCTTCCAAGTACATTTCCAAGATGTCAGGTTCCAATGGCAAGGTACCTTTCATGGCAATAGAGCTTGACTCTTGGGAATGCGACTTGGACCTAGCAGATATGTTCTACACCAAGAACAAGTTCAATAAACTGATTGAATCCTACCTAGACAAGGAAACTTGGCTACAGTTCAAGGATAAACTTGGTACTACAAAGTCAACAGCATGCACGCTGTATTTCAAACAGAGCAAACCAAAACGAGGTTCCTCCTCCGGTAATGGTCCTTGCCTACTTTCCATTGTTTTAACACGCATCAAGCGTACGGACAAATGGAATGAGGTGACTATATCATACCGTACTACAGAACTGAATCGAAGGTTTGCTGCTGACTTGGTTTTATTTAACCGTATAATAAATGAACTGCCTGACTGCTGTGACATAGAAAAGGTTAACATGGTTATACCTGGCTCTTATGTTTCGGGCATGGTTATGGCTGGTCAGTTAAATTTATTTGGGGTTGAACGTGAGGATATAGAAACACAGGAACCTTTCCATAAAGCCCTACAGAAGAAGCTAGATGGTGTTCTACAACCTGACCATAAGCTATCCCCTTACAAGGCTATGGCAAGAATACAGCGTGCTGTAAACGGCCAAAAAACGTACAAGCCAATTCCAATCGATGAGCTAAGTATCCAAGACTATTTTGACAAACACTAAATTCCCCATTTACAAATAGCGGTGGATATGGTATAATGCTATTATCCAAATAAAGGAGGATACAAAATGAGACTTTACATGAACGCTTCTGAGATGTACGAGGAGGTTAAGAGGGATCTTGCCGAGATGGGTATCGAGGTACATCCCAAGACTATGCAGGACAAAAACATTGAAGGAAACCCGGACTACTATACCAAGGAGCTTCAGAACTATTCCTATACTTTGTTGATTCCAAGCTTTACGAATATTGCTGAAGCTATGCCCGTGAATCTGGAGTGGGCAAACGCTGAGTTCGCGGAGCGTGTAACAGATCCGTTCAACCGCCAGTGTACATACGGTACGGGTGCCCATCCCAGTTCTTTTGTTAACCCCGGAAGCGCATATAAGATCCGGGAGGAAATCTGGAATGACTACCTTGGCGAGGATGGCAAGTTCGCATACACATACAACGAGCGCATTTGGCAGAATGACCAACTTACAAAGTTGATCAAGCGCCTTTCAGATGACCATGACTCTCGGCAAATCTGGCTTTCCATCTGGGACCCCAACAGAGATACTGATAAACTTGGTGGCATTTCACGGGTTCCTTGCTCCCTTGGTTACGACTTCCAGATCCGGGAGGGTAAGTTGAATATGCACTATGTGATGCGGTCCTGTGACTTTATTACCCACTTCAGTAATGATGTATACCTGGCTGTCCGTCTGTTGTTCTGGGTAGCTGCCAAGATCGGGGTTGAGGTTGGAACATTTACCCACACTATGTTCTCCCTCCACGTATACAACAAAGACATCCAGGGTGTGTTCTAATGGCACACCCTTGGTTTGATCTCCACCGCCATGATGAGTACAGCTCATTTGATGGCTTCGGTAAGGCAACTGACCTTGCCAACTTGGCAGCTGAGTATGGCTATACAGCACTTGGCATTTCTAACCACGGTAATACAAATGGCCTTGTACAACATTACATGGCTTGCAAGTCAGCTGGGATAAAACCCATACTCGGGGTTGAAGGCTACTACATTCCCAAGTACAAGGAAAAACACCGTGGATTCCACCTATGTTTGTTTGCCAAGAACCAACAAGGCTACAGTAACATAAACGAACTACAGTACGAGGGGGAGAAGCAAAAGTACTACAACCCCATCTGGACCACAGAGTTGCTTAGAAAGTATTCTAAGGGGGTTATATGCACTTCTGCCTGCATAGCCGGGTATTTATCCCAGTGCATTGTCCACGACCGCTACGACTCTGCTACGGCCTTTATACAGTGTATGAAATCTATATATGGTTCCGACTTCTACATTGAGGTTCAACCGTATAAGATCTCTGATCCTGGCCTTCAGGAAAAGATCAACTTTGAATTGATCAAGCTTGCAAAGGCCAACAAGGTAAAGGTCATTCTTACTTCGGATTCCCACCGTGGTCGCAAGGATGAACTTGAAACTTATATCAAGATGCATGAAATTGCTGGCCATGATATAGAACACATCCGTTCCACCTACAAAGATCGTTACATGCCTGAACCAAAGGAAATCATGAAACGCTTTGTTAGAACCATGTCTGAGTATTATGGCCAAGATGAAGCAAAGGAATTGGCTAAACAGTTCTACCGCAATTCCCAGGAGATACAGGACAAGGTAGATGAAGATATATTCAAGGATCTAAAACAAACCTTGCCCAACCTTCAGGAAGAACTTGGGGTTCGGGTGCGGGATGTAGTTCGCAAGGGACTCAAGGCTAAAGGGAAATGGAACCCCACCTATAAGAAACGTGCAAAGGAAGAACTTGAGGTTATCGAGGAACTTGGCTTTGATGACTATTTCCTGATGGTTGCTGACTATGTTAACTGGGCAAAGGAACATGGTATAGCAGTTGGCCCTGGACGAGGTTCTGCTTGTAATTCCATTGTTGCTTATGCAATGGGTATTACTGAGGTAGACAGTATTCTGTTTGACTTGGACTTCCGTAGATTCCTACGTAAGGACAAAAAGAAAATGCCTGATATAGACGTTGACTTTGCTAAGTCCCGTAGGCAAGAGGTCATAGAATATATCATCAATAGGTACCCAGGCCATACAGCCAGGATAGCTTCGTACGGTTTGTACAAGGTTGACAATTTGATCAACGATTTGGCCAAGGTCTGTGGCCTAGGTACCTTAAGTTCTGACCCAAACAAAGACGAACACAAAAGGGAAATCAAAGCAATCAAGGAACACATAAATAAATTCCTGGATGAGGAAACCAACCTGGATGCCCATTCCTTCCTGTGTAGTGCTACTACTAAAAAGTACAATGCATTGTATGACAACATTTGTTTACACTTTATGAAAATGTACAAGAAGGTACGTTTCATAGGTACCCATGCTGCAGGTGTTGCAATTACGGGAGGAAACATCCTCGACTACACTTCCATTCGTATTTCCAAGGATGGCGACCTTTACACCAACTATGACCTTAATGACATGGAAAATATTCATGTTATTAAGTTTGATATACTTGGTTTGGTTACCATGGAGGAAATAGGGGAGCTAAGGGCTGCTACAGGTTGTAGGGCTACCTATGAGGAAATGGTAGAAGACGGGGAAACAATGGAGGCATTTTCCAGGCAAGACACTACAGGGGTGTTCCAATTTGATAAACCTGCTGTGAAGTCTCTGCTTGAGGAAATCAACTGTGACTGCTTTGATGATATAGTGGCAGCCAACGCCATAAACCGGCCTGGCCCCTTAAGTATGGGGGTTCCTAAGCAATACGCATACAATAAGGAAAACCTGGACGAAGCTAAGCAATCCCTATATTACAAGTACACGAAGGAATCATACGGCGTGATTGTTTACCAGGAACAAATCCAAAAAGTATGTGTTTATATGGCAGGTATGTCATGGGGAGATGCTGACAAGGTTATGAAGATGATCGGTGGTCAGTCACAATCCGAGGATGCCCGCCTGGAATATGAACGGAATAAAAACGAACTTGGAGAGAAGTTCGTTTCTGGTGCAATAGCTAATGGAATCTCTAAAAGGGATGCTCACCTGCTCTGGGAGTCTATGTTGGTTTACTCGTTCAACAAAGGACACTCGGTTGGTTACTCCTTGATCAGTACTGAAGAGATGTACTATAAGGTACATTATCCTACCGAGTTCTGGTGGGCAAAGCTTAAGTACTGCCCGGTAGAATCCAACATTTTCCAGTTGGAGTGTGAAGCAGTTAAGGGGGGCAACATAATCCTTCCGCCCCATGTAAATGGTACTGCTAGACATTCAATTCAATTGGTAGATGGCGACCCATGTATACTTAAGGGCCTGACTTCCATAAAAGGGGTAGGGGAAAAGGCTGCTGGGGCAATAGAACAGGAACGGATCAAGAATGGCCCATATACAAGCCCCTGGGACTTCCAGGAACGGGTACCAAGCAGACAGGTAAATGCCCGAGTATATTCTTTGTTGAAAGAATCAGGGGCACTAACCTTCAAAAAGTCCACATACTTCGAGGAAGTAAAGAAATATAACATCTATCTGATGTCGAAAGCGAGGTAAACAAATGGATGATGCTAAGATCAAAAAGCTATGCCAGGAAATAGCAAAGAAGGAAGGCAAGGGCTCCATTTTCGTAGCAGGTAAAGGAACTGCAATGGAGATTCCCAAATTCAGTTCTGGAATTGAGGACCTTGATATTTTACTTGGGGGAGGAATCCCTAAGGGCCGTATCATTGAAATCTTTGGGGCTGAGTCCTCTGGTAAAACCTCCCTTGGCTACTGGCTTATGTCCCAGGTAAAGCGTGGCTTATACATCCCCATTGAGGGAACCTATGATGAGGATCGGGCATTCCAAATCGGGGTACAGGTTGGGCAGATGATTGTTCACAGGGCCAACTACGGGGAAGAGGCTGTGAACGATATTATCAACTTTGCTAAGGCAGGCATCCCCCTCATTATCCTGGACTCTGTAGCTGCATGCCAACCCCGGGAGGATGTAGAAAAGATCGAGAAGGATGCTGCCAACGAAACTAGAATGGGTGGCACCGCTCGTTTGTTTTCCAAGACACTCCCCAGCATCCAACGTATATGTGAGGAAACAGGAACCTCTGTTATCCTTATCAACCAGGTACGGGACAAGATCGGTGCTATGATGTTTGGGGACAAGGATGATACACCCGGTGGTAGGGCTATCAAGTTCTATTCCAGTGTTCGTATTAAGGTTGCACGTAGGGCCTGGATCGAGATCCCCAACAAGAACCCTCAGGTTACTGCCAACAACGAGAAGGTTGGCATTGTGATGAAATGCAGGGTAGTTAAGTCCAAAATATCCAACCCTTATGGCGAAGCTGAACTCCCCTTCTTCTTTGACCGTGGGTTTGTTAGCTTCGATGATGTACCCGACATAAGAAAGGAACTTATGGCACAAAGGAGGGCAGAGTTAAATGTATGAAAAAATATAAAGTAATATATGCTGATCCCCCTTGGGAGTATAAAAATAAAATTCATGGACGAGGTAGTAATGTAAACGAGCATTATGAAACCATGTCCATGCAAGAGCTTTATGATTTGGATGTAAAATCCATTTCAGACAAAGACTGTGCCTTGTTTCTCTGGACTACAGACTCATATCTGAAAAGGGCAATATCTTTAATGGAAGCTTGGGGCTTCAAATATAAAACAATAGCATTTGTATGGTTGAAGTTAACTCCAAACAAAAAGCCAGTTTGGAACTGTGGCCCCTATACTGGAAAATCTTGTGAGATTTGTTTGTTAGGATTAAAGGGGCATGTAACAAAATACATTGCTGAGAGGCCAAGGCAGTTTTGTTCCTCCGTAAGGCAAGGACACAGTACAAAACCAAACCAAATTAGACAAAGAATACAAAAAATGTTTCCTGATGTACCAAAGATTGAATTATTTGCAAGACAAAAGTTTGATGGCTGGGATGTATTTGGAAATGAGATAGAAAGTGATGTGATATTGTAATGTCTAAGCTTACTGATGACCTTAAGGTAGTCCATAACCAAGGAACCAAGGTAATGTTGATCCAGAACAGACTTGATAAACTGTTCTTGGAGGACCGGGATGACCATGATCGTTACGGCCTACATGCCTCTGCTGTAATAGCACCTGAGGGGGAATTCTGCCTCCGTTCCATGGTGTTATCACTATTCTTCCGTCAGGACCAAGGTAAACAGCTCCCAGTAAAAACCCTTCGTATATTTGCCCAGGGCAATGCAACCCACGAGAAATGGTATTCTTTGTTTAGAAAGGCTGGCATTGATATAGCCATTGAACGAACACTGTGGCTTGAACAATATGACCTTTCCTTTACCATTGATGCCATAATTGATGTATTTGGGGAACTGGTTATCGACGTAAAGACTATGAACTCTTTCCTGTACAAAAAGTCTACTGGCCACCCCAAAGGGGAAAAACAGGTTAACTTTTACCTATGGGCACTATCCAAGTACACAGGTAAACCCCACAGGCGTGGTGCAGTATTATGCGAGGACAAGAACACCCAGGAATTCCGTATTGTTCCCGTGGAATATGACAAGGAAAAGGTACGTCCCTATGTTGAACGCCTAAAGGAGATCCAGAAATGTAAACATCGCTTTGAGGAGGAAGGTAAGCTACCCAAACGTAAATGCGATGACCCCAATAGTAAATTGTGCCAGAAGTGTGTTATGCACTCTGCTTGTTGGAATACTGGCATAGGAAGGAGGCCCTTAAGTGAGCAAGAGAAGAGGGGACCAGGGAAGAGTTAAGAATACATTCAAGGAGGTTCCCTGCATTATCGGCATAGACCAGTCCTACACCAGGACTGGCATTGCTATATGCACTAAGGGCACTGTTCGTAAGGTTACCTCCATTCGGTTCAAACAAATCAGGACCAAAACTGGTAAACGTTGGTTGCTTAGGGATACCCTACGCAAGGTATTAGAATCCTGCCTTAAGCACTACACTCCAGATCAGATTGTTATTATAGCAGAACGGGTACGAACCTTTACCAGATCGGACATAAATGATGTACAATTCATCAAAGCCTCCAGTGCTATGATGGCCTACATCGTTGATACCGGAATGGAATATGGTATAAAGACCTATTCTGTTGATACCAGGGCTTGGAAGTCTAAAGTACTTGGTAACAGTAGGCCAGTATTCGAACCAATAGAGGGCGTAGAAAACCCACAGAAGTTTGGTTCTGTACGTAAGGCCATTGAACTTGGGTTCAAGGAGGAACTAACCATACTGAAACACAACAGTACCTTCCATTCCTATAATGATGATATGGCGGATGCTATTTGTATTTCCCTGTACCCCTTTAGCGGGGGCCCTTATAAACTCAAGTTAGAACAGTAGGGTACACCAGGGTTAGTTAGTGTTAAACAAAAGGAAGGATTTATAAAGCCTTAGTTGGAAGGTCCGTTAGTAAAATGTAATCCCTTAGCCATTAAGTCCGTAAGACCAGGCTAGCTCCTGGCTGTGATACTGATGGCAAGTTGATTTTATTTTTCTTTTTAT